GTCCTCCGTTTGGATAATTCCAAAGTTAGTTGTCATTAGGGTTCCTGCTGCCGATGCTGCGTTCTGGAGCGCTATTTTGGTGACTTTAACCGGGTCTACTATTCCCTTTTCAATCAAATTCACCATCTCGCCGACTCGAAAGTCCCAGCCTGTATCCTTTTCGCCGGCTAAGATCTTATCAATAATCAAATCGAAAGATTCGCCGGCGTTAAGTGCCATCTGCCGGATAGGCTCTTGGCATGCCTGCTTTATCACTGCGGCGCCGATTCCTGTATCCGAAGTAGACCCCTCCGACATTATCACGATGGTCTCTGCTGCTCTCAGCAGGGAGGTGCCGCCGCCGGGTACGATGCCTTCTTCTTGAGCCGATCTTACTGCCTCGAGCGCATCCTCAATACGGTGCTTTCTTTCAGTCATCTCTACTTCTGTGGAGCCCCCGACTCGAATCACGGCTACTCCGGAGACCAGTCTCGTTATTCGATCTTGCATCTCTGCAGCCGCATCGAGATTATCAACATCTTGGATATCTGCCTTCAAGGACTCGATGCGGAGTTCTACCTCTTCGTGGTTTGCGGCGCCGCCAACGATTGTTGTCACATATTTATTACTCTCTATGAACTTGGCAGTGCCCAAGTCTTTTAACTGAGTCTCTTTTAATTTTGTACCGGATGTTCTCGAAATGAACGTGGCGCCGACTGAAACTGCGATGTCTTCTAAAAGATTCCGTCGCCTCTCACCATAGTCGGGCGCCTTTATTGCTGCGACCTTCAGCGATCCTCTGATAGCATTCATGATTAGTGCTGCCAAAGCCTGACCTTCTATCTCTTCACCAATCACGATGAGTGGTCTAGACTCGCGAGCCACCATCTCCAAGATTGGTAAAATACTATCAATAGAATCTATCTTGTAGTCCGTAACCAAAATCAGAGGCTCCTCGTGCATCATGGTCGATCTTCTTTCATCGGTAATGAACGCGCCGGCGCAATAGCCGGCGTTGATCTTAAAACCTTCTTCTATATCCACCGAAGTCTCAATGGAGCGAGATTCTTCGATGGTGATCGAGCCGTCTTGTCCCACTCGATCGAGAGCCATGGCAATTAAATTTCCAATTGTCTTATCGTTGTTTGCTGAGATGGTTGCAATATGCCTAATGTCCTCGATGCTCGTAACCGGCAGCGACATACTTGACAGGTTAGCTAACACCTCTTTGCATGCTAGATTGATCCCTCGCTGCAATTCTATGGGCGATACCCCAGAGGCGACATATTTTTGAGATTCTCGTAAGATTGCCCTAGCAAGAACAGTTGCGGTAGTGGTACCATCTCCAGCTGATGCGTTAGTTTCAACTGCAGCTTGTTTAATAATCTGTGCTGCGGCATTCTCAAATGGATCGTCAAGCTCAACAAAGTGGGCGACTGTGACGCCATCTTTGGTAATGAATGGGGTTCCGCCTCTCTCTTGAAGGAGAACATTTCTTCCTCTTGGCCCTAGGGTAGAGGCTACATTATCTGCCAACTTATTAACCCCGTTTATTATCTTCTGCTGCAATGTCTGATTGTCGTCATATGCTCGACTCATTAATACCTCTGTGTTGTGTTAATATTATAATCTCTTATGGGGGAAATGTCAAGGGTTATCTGTTTAAATGTCGTCGTTTATAGACTCTTTGCCGGCTTTCTCGTCTTTCTCCAACAAATTCACTACTTCTTGACCATCCGTTTGGGCTTGTTTGTTTGCATTCATCGCGGTGGAGCGCCGGTCAGCACTAAAGTATTTGCCAATATTTTTGGTAAACTCTTCTGTCGTCTTTAGCAGAGCCACGAGGGTTTCACCCATCTTCTCGATATAGATGTCAGCACATTCCTTGATATTTTTATCAGACAGATTAATCTCGCCATAATACTCAACTTCAGCAATGTTGGCTAACTTTTCAGTTGCCGCGGCGCTGATCGTCCACTGCTTTCCTCCGGTGGGGCCTTTGGCTTCCATAAGTTGGCGCTCTTGTTCCATCATAAGCTTCTCTCTTTCATGGAACTCTCCAAAGTAAGATTCGGAAAATTGTTGTGGTTCTTCTGGCGTCTTGGGTGGAGCCTCAGCATAACCAGCGTTGTATGTCTTCTGTGCGGCGCGAAGGGCTCTCTTTTGTTCAGGATCTTTCAGTTGGGGATGTGCTGCGAGCCAGCTTTCAAAATCAGGCTCTTTGCCTGCGGCGGCGGCGGCAAAGCCTTGCTTGCGCGCTGAAATTCTATCCGCTCTTGCCTTTTCTGCCGTGTACTGTCCCTGCTTTACAGCAGGATCTTTGGGCTTGCTAGCTTCAGGGTTGAAGGTGCCCTCATCATCCACATTCTTCTTAAACATCCCCAAGGTTTCGTTATAACCCGGCGTCAGCAAAAGAGTGTCCCGCATATCGATTATTTGATCCGGGGTGCCTTGCCAAACTTGCGCAAGATCATCAATGTTCTTGGCTTGATCGCCAAGAAGATCTTGATTGCCAGCCTCCTCCATAATCTTCACAAAGTTTTGGCGGCTGATGACGAAGTCGAGCAGCATCAGCTGAGTAACATTCTCGCCGCGGTCCTCAGAATTTTTTCGACCAATTAAATATTTGATCTTATCTACTCCAGATCCTCCGCGGATAAACAAGTAATCGATAAGGTTAGTAAAGCTTCCGTGAATGGGTGTTTTGGGACTTAATAATTTGAGACTGACAGCCTCATCATCGCCGCTAACAAAATCTTCAATTGGCAAGGTGCCTCCGACGCGACCAGAGATCTGTTTGCCGCCAGTAATCGCCGCCATGAATCCCTCAAATACAAACCCCGAAGATGATTCACTATAATCATTGAGGCATGCCTGAAGCGCCTCTAGGATCATCATCATGTTCAGGATTGTATTAAATCTATCTCCGGTTCCCTTTCTCTTTGCCCGGGCAGGATCTGCAAAGCTGTTGACATGATCGATTCGAGCCTGTATACTAGGTTTTCTCGTGATAGAGGCAAAAATTCTATCTATGTCTTCCCTTGATTGGCTGCCTGGCTTGCCCCATGATTCATTGGGGGTTAACCTGGGAAGCGAGAGGTGTACACTGAAGCCTTCATACCCCTTTTCTTCAGTGAGCGTGCTTAGCGAGATGCCCATAACCGCTTCCACCATCGACATCAGGCTATCGGGCGTGACGGTATTCTCTTTCTTGGCGTACTCTTCTCTCAATACGCTTTTCAACTCGGACATTGTGAAAACCTCAAATAATTATGTCAGCTATACCTAATTCTACAGCTTCTTCTGCAGATAAATAGACATTAACTTTTCGTTCTAACATATTTTTAATATCCTTTTTCGTCATGTCGGTCTCGGCCACTAAGGCTTCAATATAATCTTCTTGTATTCTCTGGATAGCTTCCATCTCATTTACGAGGTTAGATAAGCTTCCGTGGTTGCCTGCGATGACCGAGTGAATCATGACTCGACAATACTTTCCAATCTTGCGCTTGCCCTTCGTACCGGAAGCTAAAATGAGTACACCAGCAGACATCACCTTGCCTAGACCAATAGTGTGAATCTCGGTCTCTTCTCTGATCTGTCGCATCATGTCATACATTCCGAACATGTCGTCTGCGGAGCCACCATATGTAGAGATATAAAAATCAATGGGTCGGCGAGCAGATTCATCTTTTTCAAGCTTGTTAATCTCGTTAAGATATAATAGCGCATGAATTAATTCGGCATTCTTTTCTTCAGAAACTTCTGTGAAAAGCCCAATTATTCTCATGTCTGGTTCGGCTGGCATCGCGGCTAGCAGTGCTGCGGCATCCGCAGGATCTAGCACCGCCATATTCTTGGGCGGCGGCGCGGCATTCTCTGTTAAGGTTGACTTAATCAGGTCTTTTATCTTTTTAATCATCGTACTCTCCAAAACTCGAGTGCTATTTCCTGATGTTTGTTTAGGTATTCCATTGACGACTCCCAGTCGCTAAAATCTATATATTCTCTGAAGAAATTAGGATGCGCGTCAATCAAAACTTTTATTGAATTCTCTTTGATCTGCCGCACGTCCTTATCAAAGCCCAGTGTAAATGAAGTTATAGTATTGGAAGATTTTTCAGTCTTTAATAAATATTCTAACATTAGCTCGCGAGACGTAGCTAAATTTTCAATGGACTTCATCATCGCAGATAAGTATATCAAATGAGAAATCCGGATTGTGCGCAAACTAAGACCAGCGCTGCGTATGAGGTAGAACGTTTTGCACGTTGCATATCCAAATATGAATATCAAAAAATATAATAACGCTTGCAGGGTGCACCTCTTTAAATAAATAGCCGCGAGGGATTTTTATACCCAGTGAATATCATAATATGTTATCCACGTGTTGTCAATCTATTTTGCTGTAATGCGGTTAAAAATTCGCTCGGCTAGCTGGTCAGCAATAGAGTTCTTCTTGGACTTGCTTGAAAGGCGCGCTGCCACCCTACGGGAGACCTCGGCAACAATCTCGTCTTCGTTGGTGTAGGTCTTGGTCTTGGAGCGCTTCTTCTTTCTGCGAGTGGGAGACTCCATCATAGGCGCCTCAATTTCTTCTTCTTCTTCGGGGCCCATATCTAGCTCGTCGCCACCTGGGAGTTCTGCATCGACGTCGACTTCTTCTTCGTCGGTGTCCATCTCGACGCTAGTCGGCTCACCCATCACATCTTCAAGCGCATTCTCAAGAGCGCTCATAAAATCGTCTACCGACACCATCTCGCCGCCGCCGCCGCCATCGTCGGCGCCAAGAGCATCCATGTCACCAAGCTCAGCCTCGGCGTCATCCACTGCAAGAGGATCTTCTTCGGCGCCAAGCGCGTCCTCTGGTGCACCCAATTCGGCTTCCAGCTCTTCATCTTCGTCTCGAGCACCAACAAGAGCGTTGAGTCCTCCCATGACGCCTTCGTCAGTATTTTTATACCCCATTTCGGACAGGCGAGTATCGCTCACGTGGGATAAGTTAGCCAACTTCATAAATTGGCGAACCTGAGTTTCAGTTAAAAGTGTTTTGCGGGACATGGGTATTTCTCTCCTTGAAAAAATGTGAATCGTCACAATAAATAGTAGTTAAATTTACAATAGTCTCAAATTCATTAAGAAATTAAAGAGTTGCCTTTCATTTTGCTAAGTGCGACTGTTTCGATTTGTTTTACTCTTGCAAAAGAGATTCCCAATCTGTCTCCGATCTGGCGCAGTGTCATCGGTCCGTTTTCATAAATTGCGATGAGAGAGCAATTATAATCTTCTTCAAAATCAATAAACATTCTACATTCTTTTTGCCTACATTCCTTTTTTTTTGACATGCACTCTCGGGCGCACGCTTTTAAGCCATCAAAACTTCTCATAATTCGGGGTGTTCCTCTTCTATTAAATCAAAAATACTTTCTATCTCGGAATTCTGTAGCCCCAGATCAGAAGTTACTGTTCCTCCTGTAGTTCGCAATTGCTTAGATTTCTTTTTTTTCTTTTTCGACTGGGTGCTGACTTCATCAATATAGTCTTGAATCCTAGTATCAGAATTTATGTAGCCTGTTATTATTGCTCGGAAAAACTCAGATTGTTTAAGACCATCATGGTTCAGGCAAATAAGAAGCTGGGCGTGTCGGTGGTCAGTATCTGTAAACACCACCTTTTTATTATTTGTTCCGTATGAACCCGTCATTTCCAATCTCGTGACATGATGTGAGCAGAACTTTCGGATTGTCCGGCGGATGTTTGCATAATGAATTTTGCTTTTGCCTGAAACTCAGCAAGATTTCTAGCGCCCGAGTACGAGAAGCCCGATTTGATTCCGCGGCATAAATCCTCCACAATCTCCCCAACGCTGCCACGGTAGGGCACTCGCGAGGATACGCCCTCAAAAGATGAATACTTACCTCTCCAGTCAATCTGTGCCTCCTTGCTCGCCATTCCTCTATAGATCTTCCATTTCCGACCGGTCTGATCTTCCATCACCTCGCCGGGCGACTCGAATGTGCCGGCAAAAAGAGAGCCGCACATCACTACATCTGCGCCGGCAGCAAATGCCTTTACCATATCGCCCGAGTTTCTTATGCCGCCGTCAGCGATGATCTTAACATCGCGATCCGTCTGTGCGCAATCGAGGATGGTCTGCAGTCCTGGGATACCATGACCGGTCTGGATGCGAGTGGAGCAGATTGATCCGCCCCCAATATTGCACCTTACCGAATCTGCACCCCAGTCAGCCAAATCATTAACGCCGGCGAGCGTAGCAACATTTCCTGCCATTATATGTACTTCATCACCTAACAGTGTCCGCAGCGCGGAGAGTGCCTCTCTCATAGAAATATGGTGACCATGAGCCACGTCGACGCAAATGAAATCAATGTCGAGGGCGTTTACAACTGCGGCTCTATTCAAATAGTCGCCGCTCACCCCGACTGCAGCGCCCAAAGTCAAGCCTTCAGGTTCTAATTCTTTTGCTAGCATGATCATGTGCGCCTGATCTGAGATACTGTTGTATCGATGAATGACTGCGGCGCCGCCGGCTGATGACAAAGAGCTAGCCATTTTGGATTCAGAAATAGTATCCATCGGGGAAGCTAGGATCGGAGTTTTTAAAAATAGACCGCGGCCCATATCAATAGATATATCAATGTCCGATCGTGTTCTAATATCTGAATACTGGGGACATAGGAGTACGTCATCGTAGGATAATGTTTTTCTCATAGTGCTTCCTTTTTTATGAATGCTTTAATGTCTCTTGTTTTGTACCAAGTCTTCTCGCTAGGGTCATCGGGATCCGGCATCATTCTTAGGGTAGGTATTCTATTGTCCACGTGCGTGTGGATAACAAATATCGTAGGTACCCCATTAAATTTCAACATTTTTTCAATCTCCGGGTGGTCGTCGACGTTGAAAGCAAAAAAATGTATTCCCTCATACTCCTTACTTTCAGATATATCTTTAAAATATGGGCTGAGGGCATGACACATGTGACAGCCATTGGAATAAAACTTTACTACGCAAGTTTCATTTTCTTTTACTTTGCCGTTAATCAGGTTTTGAAGAGCATGCGTCGACAAGCGATTTATTCTCACTTAATACCTCCTGTGTTTTCTGAATACATATGGGACAGAATAAGCGCACTACCTCTTGGCGGACCACAACGCTCCAATTGTTAACCATGTCTCGGTCTTTTTTATCAAAAGGTTGATTGCATGCGCTGCACTGGGAGGGCAGTTTATTAAACTGGGAGATCTTCTCCGACACTTGATCGGATGCCTCCGATGATGTGCCCTTCGCTATCGTGCGGCGCTGCTTACGATTCATCAGTTTCCTGGATGGAGACCTTGCGATGTTTTTGGGAGCGCTTGAACGTTGGCGAGTTATCTTCGCCTATCACAATAGGTTCTGACACTTCTTCTACTTCTACTGGCGTTGGCTCTGGGGTAGCTAAC